AGGCCCCTTGATCCGCTTGGTAGAGATCAGGTGAAGCAGCTCGGAGACAAAGGCATCATACTCCACTGGCTCGGTCTCTGGATCAAAGGGATTGACTGAATACACGCCCTTCAGCTGGCTATCCTGTGGGATTCCATCCTTGATCAGCGGTACAGCTCCATCCGGCAAGTCTGCAAACTCAAGCATCTTCTCCTCATACCCGGCAAACTGACCAATAGTAAAGTCCCGCACGAAGTCGGGCACGGTCGCATCTGGAGGAGGTGGATTGAAAGGGCTGTAATAGTCAGCTGTGAAAGCCTCGAAGCCCACAGCGGCCTTTCTTACCAGTTGCCCCTCAGTGGCCGTGGCCAGTGCCGTGGTGTCAGAGTGTGAAGCCAGTGTATGAGCCGCTGGGGCAAAGGTTGTAGGCTTTCCGTCAATCTCTCCCCAGCTGGGCACATAGGAGATTGGGAGATACTGCCCGGCATGGTTACCCCATCCATAGGCACTATTCCACTGAGCGATCTGAGTCGCTGTGATTCCTCGCACGGCATCCGGTACAGTCGCATCGGCTGGAGGTGGATTGCTGACTCCGTAGAAGTCCACGGCCACGGCTTGATATTGACCGCCTACCCTTTTGATGAAGGTTCCATCAGCTGCACTGTCCACGGAGCTAGCCACATTACTATGACTTCCCAGGCTATGAGCTGCCGGGGCAAAAGTGGTAGGCTTTCCATCAATCTCTCCCCAGGTCACAGGAGTCTCGGCAATCAGATCAAGGATCGATTGGATTGTAAAGCCTCGGCTCTTGCCATCACCACTGTCAAAGCCAAAGACCCGATCCAAGGTGGTCGGAACTGGCTTCAGTGGAAACAGGTCATCAAATGCAACTATCCCGCTCATATTCGTATCAGTATTTTTGCCCCTTCAGTGGTAGCTACAAAGTTTCCCACATCATCCCCCAGAAACTGCCAATTTTCAGACGCTACATATTCAGTGGCCTCGGTCAGCTGGATTTCCAATACAGCCTGCCAAGTTTGACCACCTAGGATTTGAGAAACCTGAAATCCCTTCTTGGCATACACCACCCGGATCAGATCATCCGGCACATAGAGCACACGGGTACCAGGTTGGGAAAAGACTGCATAAAGGTTTTTGACCGTGGTCTGAAGGGCCGCAAAATTGGCCGCTTGGATCACTCCCTTAAGCTTGTATTCTCTCACCTCAGTCTTGGTCACCTGGAATCCCTCGCTGTCATAGGCTTCAAAATCCTGAGCCTTGGGCGTGGGTCGGTTAAGTTGGCCCTCAATCTGGCTCCCTCTGATTCCCATAGCCTGAAAGTCCACCAGGGTAAATCCCAACTCCTCAAAATCCACCCCATCGATCCCTAACACATTGTCAAAGTCTGGATTGGAGGGGACGGTACCACCGGAGAGATTGACCACTGGCTCACGGAAGGGAATCCGAATCTTGACCAAGCCTGATCCCATATAGGTGGCATCGATTTGACCATTCACATAGACATTCCAAGTACCCCAGTCACAGGCCAGAGGAACCAGCCCGGTAAACTCCTCGATTAGGTTGTAAAGCTGCAAGACGGCATTTTGTGCCGCATCTCGGGAAGCTGCTTTGACCAGTCCATGAAAAATCAGATTTCGACCTCCCCAGTAGAGCTCTCCATCACTGACATAAGGCTCCACCCCGTCAAAGTCTCCCCATGAGTGATCGGTCTTATTGATCCGCTCAGGCATAGAAAGAAACCCCTCGACTGCCAAGTGGCTGCCGGGTGCCTGCCCTGGGATGATCCCAAAGGTGGCCAAGTCGATTCCATTGAGTGTGTATACCATGTCTTATTCCCCCTTCAGGGGGTTAGGGGGTTATCCGTCTAGTCCTGTGTCTCTAAATGCATTGCCTGGCTTGGTATTCTTGCGGATCTCCTTTAGCTCTGTCACAGCCAATTTCAACTCACTGACTGTGTTGCCAGTATTGGCCTCAATTGCTGAAGTGGATCGGACCATCTCCAAGGTCGCCTCATAGTGTTTTTGCTCCATGGCCATCCATCGCTCATCGAGCTGATAGGATCGTCTGGAGATGTCATAGAATCCTCTGAAAAGCCCCGCCAACTCCGAACCAGTCTGCTCGGTCAGCTCTCGCCGGATCGCTCCGCTTAGGCCTCGCTGTGCTTCAGATCCTGTACTATTACCGAGGTTCATTCCGGTCGCTGCTTCCAGTGCCTTCCAGGTGTCAGCTGCCTCTTTACCAATTGCCTCATATTGTGCCCGCAAAGCGTCAATCTGCTCTTGGCTTGGAGTGCCTTGTCCCATCAGTGCCGCCAGCTCATCATAGAATGGCTTAAGTGCATCTTCCAGGTACTTGTATCGGAATGAGTTGACAATGGCATTTCTCATGATCTCCTCAAAGGATTGTGCAAAGTCCTCAGCGGCCATCTTCCCGTTTCGGAATAGCTCGGTCAGACTATCTGCCAACTGGCTCGAACTAGTCCCGGTGAGCATCTCATTGAGTTGACGCTGTAGGTCTTCGACTTCCAGCCCGGCAGACTCCAGCTCCTCCCGGAGTTCCTTCAGTGCCTCAAAATCCCGCTTGGCTGCATCGGTCAGCTTGCCTTGCATATACAGCTTTTCGATCCGCTCATAGTCTGATCCAGCAAGTGAAGCCAGCACATCCCAAGTCTTGGCCTTGCGAAGCCAGGTGCCGTTTCGATAGCCTTTTTCGGCTGCAAACTGTCCACCTTGCAAGGCTGCAAACACCCGATCATAAGCCGCCTGGATTGCCGGAGCCTGTTTCTTCAGTACCTCCAGCTGAGCGATAATCGCCTGATAGGATGATTTACCCCGTGCAGCGGATTGGAGCTCCCGATCCCTGATAAGCTTCTGATAGTCGAGCTCTCCCTTTTCAGCTGTAGTGTAAAAATCCTCCATGGCTTTCTTGGCCTCTTCTTTGGCTTTTTTCAAGCCTTTGAAATACCCGATGACTGAATTGACCACGCCACCCACGGCTCCAAGGATACCGGATGCAGCTCCCACGATTCCCGCCACTGCACCGACCTTTTCCAGCCCGGTACCTCCATTTTGTTGGATATCCTTGTAGTTGGACAGACCATCCTTGAGGTTGGCAATGTTGGCTTTGACATTGGCGGTAGCGGTCAGGATGTTGCTGAGGATTCCCAGCATGGCACCCAGTCCGGTATTGACTCCACCAAGCTCTCTGGAGAGCAAAGCAAACGACTGAGCCGCCTGATCGATCCTTCCAAGGTTCCGATCTTCAAGGCTCAATTCAGCCTCCTGGAGTTTCTCCTCTATCTGTCTCCGCTGCTCCTCTGTGAGGCCTGTTTGACTCATGAGCATTTCCCGAGCATTTCGGATTACCCGTCTGGCATTGGCATCACTTAATTTTCCGATTCCGGCAAAAAGTTCCTTGTAAGCTTCCAATTGCTTCACATGGCTATCCAATAGCGACTTGACCTGAGCTTCATGGCTTTGGTCCAATATCTTCGCTTCCTCTGTTTTTCCAGCCTCAATGAGCTGTGCCCGCTTGGTATGATAGTTTTCCTCCAAGACAGTGAGTTTATCCTGTAGGGTCTGGTTTTCCTTCAGTAGGTCATTGAATGCCTTTTGGATGGCTTCACTCTCCTGGTTGATTACTTTTTGTAAGGTTTCAAACCGTTCGCTCTGTGGTCCCGTGGCAGTGCCTCCGGTGACGGCATCATAGACCTCCTGATTTTGCGATACTTTGGCCCTGAGATAGTCCATAAAGGAATCATACCCACGGAGCTGATCCGCAAACCGCTCCTTTGCCTTAGCCTCTCCAAAGGTGGACTTGTAAGCCTCAAATTCCTGGAATATGCGCTTTTGCTCGGCAATCTCCCGAGTCATTGCCTGAGTCTCCTGTCGGAACTTCACATCACCCACAGCCTGATTTTCCAGATCACCCAGCCCGCTTACATCGATCCGCTTGGCTTGGTTTTTTGGATCCGCATTAAAGCGATCCACCAGCTCCCGCACTCGGGCAAACTTGTCCCGGACAGCCTGGATCTCCTCCTCATCCTTGGTGAAGGACTTTCGGGCATATTCCGCATCCAAAGCAGCAATTTTGTCCAGGAGCTGTTGACGGGCATTTAGGATGGAGCTTTCTGATTTTGGTTTGATTGGATCTTCTTCATTAAATCGGTTTACCCCTGTTGCTATGGATTGTTCTGCAAACCCAGAGATGACCTTTTGAGCTGTCTTGCCAACTTCAGTTATTCTCTTTTCAACTTGAGCTAACTCCTTTTCTGCCTGTTTTCTTTCACCTATTGCATTTTGCAATGGAGAAGCCACTCCTCTCCCGGTGTCGAAATTATATTTACTCGCCTGAGCCTCTCTTTCTTGTGCCTTCCGAAGGGCCTCTTCCGCTTCAAATTTTTCTCGATAGGCCTCCTGAAGTTTTTCGACTGTTACCGCTCTTGCTGCATCAGCTGCCGCTTTTTTCAAAGTTGCATCGATGTAGGCATCAGCATTATCGACATACAATTTCTCAGCTTCGTTAAAGTCTTTGGCCTCTTTAGTGGACTTGCCCATGGTCTCATTAAACTTTTTGAGAACCGATTCTTTGTCAATCAGACCATCTTTAGCCAGTTTAAACATTGATCTTAACTCAATCACTGTATCAATAGCATCTCCCATCTCCGAGGATTTAAAGGCCGCATTCATCGCCTCCTGAGCTTCCTTCGCTTCATCGATAGCCTTTTTACTGTCGATCAGGCCTTGAATGTAGGAGTAGATTTTACCGCCAAAAACGGTTAGTGCTGTAATAGCCAATGAAATCACAGTCATCCAGCTAAAAAGTGCCGCCCGGATCGCTGTCCAGATCGGTATAGTCGCCGCTCCCGATGCCGCCGCCGCTGCATTGGCCACCTTGAGCCGGGTAATCTCATCGATCAGAATCGGGATGTTATTGGCCACGGCCATGAATCCTGTCTGAGTCGAATAGGTAAAGGCAGGAAGTTCCCGGCTGATCTGGTTAATGGAATTGCCCAAGCCGTCAAATTCCCGCTTGGCTTTTCGTCCGGCTTGGGGTAGTGTTTTGTCTAGTTGATCCCCGGCCCGCTCGGTCTCCTTTCTAAAAGTGGTAACTCCGTCACTCAGTCCCTCCCAATCCTCGCTCATTTTTTGAGTGGCTTTGGTGGTGGCATTTTCCACGGCATTGGTGCCGGTGATGATGTCCTTTTTCACCTCTGCCATTTCCTTTTTCACCTCCTCAGAGTTGATAAGGAACTTTACGTCTATCGGATCGAGATTTTCCATTGGGGCTTAGAATAGTTCATCCAGTTTTGACTTGGAGCCTTTTTTTACTCGTAGTTTCTTCAGATGCGGCTTGTCTGCCAGCATCAGTTGGAGCTGAGCTCTGGGCACTTTCCAGAGGATCTCATGCATGCTCCAGCCAAATTCCTTGGCCACCTGATAGTAGAATCCAAAGGGGCTATGCATCCCCACCGGGCTTAACTCCCCTTCCTTGCTTGACCCTCGATCCTCGGTGAAGTCGTCTTCATCATCCGAACCGATCTGGTAGTATTCATAAAATCCGACACGCCTCCATAGAGCAGGATCATGGTCGCTATCACCAGGATATCCTCAGGCCGTGCATGCCAGCGCATATACCAAGCCAGGGGACGGGTGAAAAGCCATCCTGATATCCATCCATTGAGCCAAGCACAGGCCACCGCCTTGGTGATCTGTGGGCCATGAATCAGCATCAGGGAGAGGGCTTGTTCGTGGGTGATGCTGTCCAGCTCCTCACTCTTGATCCCGGTACTCAGGTAGTATCTGGAGACTCGCTGTAGTGTCCCCTCATAGGGACTGGTGACAGTGAGCTTCAGGGTCTTTTTCCCAAACAGCCGTAAAAAAAGGGGAGCCCGCAGCTCTAGGCGAACGCCCCTTTTCAGGATCAGGTCAGCGGTGTGTTTTTCAATCGCACCGTTTTCAGTCATCGCTTAGACAGCTGCCGGAGGATCAATCTTGTAAGTCGGAGGCACATTGGCTACCAATGGCTGAAGCACCTTTATCATCAGCTGAAGGACTGTGAAACCGCTTCGCTTAGGATCAGGCATCAGCTTACCGGACACACGGCCACGGTTGATGCCGTACTTGCTACCATCTTCCATTTCAAACTCGAAAGCTTTGAAAATCTCTGGAGTGGTAGTAGGCTCATTCCACTTGTCAGGGGAAAGCGCAACCTCAGTCACAGTCCCGCCCAGGTATTTCACCAGGTTGTCAGCTGAAGTGTCCATCAGGTTCATCATGATGGTTTTTACACCCTTACGAGTCTTGGAAATGATAGGATTGTCATCGAGCTCAGAGTAGTGCTCAAATTCCTCAGGATCATCCTCCGAAAACTCGGCGGTGTCCCGGTAGATTTTTCCGATATCAGTCAGAGAGGAAGCCAGTCCAGTGACGGCATCGATGTCTGACACTTTTACGGATTTTAGGCCATAAGAAAATACTGCCATGGTATTGATTGTTTAAGTGGTGGCTTGATTACTTGGCCTCAGCTTCAGCTATTTTGGCCTTGATGGTTTCCAACTTCATGAGGTTGTTTGGCTTCTTACCGATTAGCTCCTGGTACCTAGCGACCAAAGCCGCTCTATCATCTCCGGCATCAGCTGCTCCAGCTTCATCAGCTCCAGCTTCACCTTTTCCGGTATCGCCTTCTCCAGCGTCACCTTCCTCTGTGTCACCTGCTCCAGCGTCACCTTCTTCGACATCACCTGCTCCGGTATCGCCTGCTCCTAAATCAGGTTGATAAGCTCTTTTTGCCTCTTTGATTTTCAAAAAAGTCTCTACCAGCGTTCGCTTGTATTTTTTCACCTCCTGATCCTTCAATCCCTGGGCATAAGCTTCGGCATTGTGTTCGTCAAAAAACGCCCGATCATCGGATGTCATGAAGATTTCTTTTGCTTGTGGATGGGCGGCAAAAACCAGCTTTAGTTTCTCCTCCCTGGTATTTAAATCTGACATAGTTAAAGTCGTTTTAAAGTGGTTTGAAATAGGTTTTTAAGACCCTTAATGCCAGCCAACTTAAGACTAGCAGAACTCCAATCAGGATGAGCCACCAGGGGAATCCCTGTTTGACTTCCTTGGTTTTAAGCTCTTCCTTCAGGATCACCTGAGCTGTGGAGCTTTGTTGAGCCGTGGTCTCCGTCTCCTTGACGGTGACTTTGGCCACTGGCTTGGCTATCGCCCGGTAACTGATTCCCTGTGAGTCCAGTGTCAGCTCTAGGTTGATTCCTGAGCTCTGCACGGGGATGACTAAGGGAGGCGATCCGGGAGATACAGGACTAGGAAAGGGGAGCGGGACTCTGCCCCACAGCGTGTCTCCAAAGTGCTCTATACTCAGGGCCCTGTCCCGAGTGCTAGATTCAGAGGTTTGCTGTTGATAGGTCACCATCTCCTTGTTCAGCAAGGCGGTTGACTTGCTCCGGCATGAGGTGCCTATCAGGAGGAGGATCACCGCCACCCACGCCCCAATCAGCTTCATTAGTTGTATCGGATAAAGTCAGCGACTGGCACAATCCTCAGCATGTCCATGACTTCCTGAGGGGCTTGCTCCACCGTAGACTTGGGATTAAAGCTTAGGGACTTTTCGACTGAGAATACCGGGACAAGTTCCCAGAACTCACTCTTTTCACTCGGCTTGATCGCAATAAATTCCATCTTATGCCTGATCGCCCGCTCCACAAATCCTTTGGGGTCTTTGACCAGGACAATCTTGTTTTCGTCCGGGAGGGACACGGTATAGATGGCTACTTTCAAGGCCATTGCATCAGCTAGCTCCTCGATTGTTGGGACATCCCAACCCATCTCACCAGCTTCAATGACCTGGATCACATTCAGAGGCTCAAAGCCCACCAGAATATCAAGAGCTCTAGCCTCATCGGCTGCCTCGATCACCACTACAGGTGAATCAAATTCGTTTGCCAGTGTCTCCACTGTGGACATTGCCAGCATACCAGCTCCAATGACCATGATTTTGAGATTTTTCATTTTGCTTGTTTGGGGTTTTGGTTTACACTGTAATCCAGCCGTATTCTGGGATTGCATCAAAAGAGGGGCACTCCTTGATTCGCTCCCACGGATCGACTTGTCCGTTTAGGTTTTTGTCCGGGCTGATATCTCGATGCCCGAGGATTTGGATTTTGCTTACATCCTGGCTTTGCTTCAGCTCTGCCAGTACCTTGTAGATCGTGTCCAGGATAGCAGCCTTTTGGGCTTCAGTCCGAGTGTCCACGGCCTTGTTTACATTCTTGCGATCTACCCCGCCCTGGTAGGCGATATGGACTGACTTGCTATTATGGTTTCTCACACCATTGGTCACTTTGTCCAGGGTATTGAGTTGAACAACTGTCCCATCCTCGTAAATAAAGAAGTGATAGCCGTCCACTTTCCAGCCCAATGATTTCCAGTGTCTTCGGATCGCTCCCACATCACCGAAACCAGCGGTACAGTGAATGAAGATTCTGTCAATGATTCTCATCCCAGTTTGTTGGTGAATTTGTCCCTTAGCCTTACCAGCCAGTCCGATTTCTCGTTGATCTCTCCGGCATTTTCTCGGATACTTATCCAGTTCTCATAGATGATCTCAAACACACTCAGGAGATGGAGGTAGTCAAAAACGATAGAACCAACCTCTCTGCCTTGTTCCTCAAATGAGATGTGAAGCAGCCAGAAAACGGCGATCACATTGAGGTAAAGAGCCAGCTTGAGAATAAACCTTGTGACCTTGGAGCTTACTATTTTCTCCCCTCTGCATTTAGCGGCCCAGATACCTGAAGCGAACTCCAGACAAAAGGTGACCCCGAGAGCTATCAGTGCCAGTTCGTTGAGCCCAAATATTTTGGTGAGTGGCACAGAGAGATTAGCCAGGATAAATACAAATAGGGAAGGAAATAGGTCAGGATATTTAAGGGATGGGGCTAGGCTCTCGGCCAGAGCCCCATTATCCCGGTATCCTAAATGCTGGATCAGATCAGTCCAGGCTTTAGACATTACGCTGGAGTTCCTTGGTAAAGGATCGCCACTCCTTTGTAGTCTGAGCGTCTGGCACGGCCACCCACTCGCACTTCGAAGGAATACACATCACCATAGAACTGAGGATCACGAAGCTTTTCGAAAGCATCCACACCGCCCATAGCCAATTCTACTGCATCCTCATACCAAGCCAAAGCGGCCTCGCAATCGGTCACAGCTCCAGCCTCACCATACGCTCTCAGCGTACCATTAGCCTGAGTCAGGATCACAGATGATCGGCTGTGGATATTGAATCCCTGAGCCTTCATGATGATGCCCTCTCTTCGCTCTGCCTCAGTCACACTCTGCATGTAGGTGGCAGTGATCACACTGTCAGCCGGAAACATCTGCACGAGCATCTGAGGAGGAAGCATGATGTGCATCTTGCCCTCATACCATCTGTCGATGGATCGGAAGTACGCCTGCAATCGCTGAAGGTCAGTGATCGAAGCTGACTTACGGACACCAGTAGCCCCTGGAGCGGAAGCCGCTACCTCAACGGCACTATTGGTCACAAATCTGGCTCCAGATGGAAGCGAAGTCGCTCCATAGGCACCATACACCGGAGAGGATACCCAGTTTTGGAGAGTCCACTCAGCGGTCACCTGGATTAGCTTGTCACGATCCTCAGAGAGGACAGAGTTTCGCTTGTCATAGGTGAGCTCCTTGGTATCCACATTAGGGATAAGTACCGGATCGGTAGTGTATGCATCCAGCACGTACACGATGTCGGTATCAGTTCTTTTGCGGACAGTAGCAGGCACGGAAGTACGGTTTTTCACTACTGAGCCAGAGCCACCGGACTGAGGGATGTGCACTACTTTACCTCCGATCACGTACTCATCGGCATTGTAGGACTTTCTCATAAATCCGTTATTCTTGAATATCTCCTGCTCAATGTGGTTTTGCCAGATTTCCACAGTGATTCTCAAGACTCCAGACTCAGCGGCTTGCTGGGTCAACATTGGCAGGATCGCAGTGGCTCCCATGAC